TGATACGGTACGGTTTAGTGTCACTGATGGTACTGATTGGGAAGTTTGCGAAGGGGTAATTACTTCTGGTACTCCCGACACTCTGACTCGTGGCACTGTGTTGGCTTCGTCTAATGCAGGTTCTGCGGTTAGTTGGGGTGCCGGGAGTAAGACTGTCTCCCAAGTATTTACTGCCGACGAAGCACTTAATATAGCGCAGACTGACGGCACATTAGCACAATTCGCTGCCACTACTTCAGCCCAACTTGCGGGAGTTATATCAGACGAAACAGGTTCTGGAGCTCTGGTTTTTGGTACTTCTCCTGCACTAACATCTCCAACAATGACGGGAACAATTCTGGAAGATGTTTTTGCTCTTTCCGGCACTTCCCCTGCACTTGACCCAGATAACGGCTCTGTTCAAACTCACACGCTTTCAGGTACTACAACCTATAGCGACAGCCTTGCAGCAGGTGAAGCCATTACCTTAATGATTGACGATGGCACTGCTAATACGGTGACTTGGCCCACAATGACTTGGGTTAATAACGCGGGGAGCGCACCAACACTAGCAACTACTGGATATACCGTAGTGGCCTTATGGAAAGTTAGCACAACGCTTTACGGAGCTTTGGTAGGAGATGGAACATAATGTTATGGCATAAGATACAGGGCGCTGGTGGTGTTGGTGGTGCTGCTGGGATAACCTTTGTCGGGGCTGTTACATACGATGATGGAGGCACAAATACGCGTTATTTTGGCCCAATAGGAACCAATGGCTGGGCAGCCAATCCAGACTATGTGGACATTGAAAGCATAGCTCAAGATGGAGACTTAGTTGTCCTTGCCGTATCTACTGACAATGGCCCAGATAGTGACTGGACTTGGGGAACAGGAGCAACTTTTACAGAGGTTTGCGCTAACGATGCTGCTGTCCATAATCAAACTTTATATCGCTTTTGGCAGTCTGGAGACACTAATCCAGCACCGGACTACGTTAGTGGATATAACGGCATAAGTGTTGTTGCTGCTGTATTTAGAGGTGTGAATTCATATTTATCTTGTGACTCAGCAGGCACTGGTGCCGGTATGCCTGACCCTCCAAGCCTCACTCAATCTGGAACAAAGCTATGGGTAGCTGTAGGGCACTTAGACGATGATCAGGTAACTATGACTGCTCAGACTAATTTTACGATGGCAGGAGCAGATAGCGGCTCCTTCAGCAGTGCCGCTTCATCAACAGGTATAAGTTATTGGATAACTAATTCACAGACAACCGTTGACCCAGATGCTTTTGGAGGCGGTGGTAGTGATGCCAATATGGCAAGAACAATAGCCTTCGACTAGGAGAAAATTAAATGTACGTTAAAGCACCCAATAATGTTGCCGAGACTTACCCTTACTCAATCGGTGACCTTAGACGCGATAACCCAAATACGTCATTCCCTAAAGTGCCGCCAGACACGTTGCTGGCTGGTTGGGATATGTACCCTGTAACGATAGCTCAAGACCCGGCTTATGACCCAAGAACGCATAAAATAGTAAACGATGCGTTGCCTACTCTAATAAATGGCGCATGGATTCTTGCTAAATCTGCTGTTGAGATGACGCAGGACGAGAAGGATGCATACAGGGCAAAAACTGTTAGGCAATATGAATTGGCAGTGCAAGACCACATGGACGAAAAAGTTGCAGAACGAGAGTATGACTCAATGATATCTGCTTGCACATACGCAACTTCAACGAATGTAAAATATGGCCCCGAAGGGTTAGCCTGCCTTAACTGGAGGGATGCTGTTTGGGATAAGTGCTACGAAGTGCTTGCAGAGGTAGATGCTGGTACAAGACAGCCACCTACGATAGATGAACTTATTGCGGAACTTCCAACTTTAACTTGGCCTACATAAAAAAATAGGATAAATAAGTAAATGGCAACTATAACAACTAGACAACAATTAATTGATTATGCTCTTAGGAGACTAGGCGATCCTGTAATTGAAATAAATGTTGATCAGGATCAGATAGAAGATAAAGTTGATGATGCTTTTCAAGTTTATCAAGAATTTCATGGGGATGCTACCTTTAGAAATTATTATGTGCATCAACTTACATCTAGTGACGTAAGTAATGGATATATTGCAATCCCAAGTTCTGTTTTGTATGTCACAAAATTGTTTCCTGTTGACTCTTCGTTTTTAAATAGCACGAATATGTTTTCTTTTCAGTATCAGTTTGCAATGAGCGACCTTTGGAGTATGGGAGGGTTTGCTGGAGATTTAGCATACTACGAACAAATGAGACAATATCTAGAAATGCTAGATATGAAATTGAACGGAACTCCTCAAGTTAATTTTGCTAGAAGGCAAAACCGTTTATATATTATGGGAGATTTTGCAGATGGCGACCTAAAAGCAAACGAATATGTAGTCGCAGAAGTTTATCAAATAGTTGATCCTGCTTCTTTTTCCTCGGTTTACAATGATATGTTTATGAAAGATTATACTACTGCTCTTATTAAAGAACAATGGGGACAGAATATGTCCAAGTTTGAGGGAATGCAACTTCCTGGCGGTGTCACGATAAGTGGCAGACAAATTTTAGAGGAAGCAAAACAAGAATTAAAAGATCTCGTAGAGAAAATGAGACTAGAACAAGAATTGCCCCCAGAATTTTTCGTAGGTTAAAATGGCAACCAACAGATATTTTAAACACAATGTAAGATCTGAACAGAAGTTATATGAAGATCTCATTGTAGAGTCATTAAAATTTTATGGGCAAGATGTTTACTATGTGCCCAGAGAAGTCGTCAGAAAAGATATGGTTTTTGACGATGTTTCTCTCAGTCGTTTTAAACATGCATATAAAATAGAAATCTATATTGAAAATATAGATGGATGGGATGGAGACGGTGATTTATTCAGTAAATTTGGTGTAGAGATAAGACAAGCAGCAACTTTTGTTCTTGCTAGAAGAAGATGGAATCAAGAGATTGCAACTAGATTAGACGGAGATGATAATTTAAATTATAGACCGAGGGAAGGAGATTTAATTCACATCCCAATGTCTAATTCTACATTCGAGATTATGAATGTAGAGAAAGAGAATCCATTTTATCAACTGGGTCAACTTCCTGTTTTTAAAATGCGTTGTGAGTTGTTTGAATATAGCGATGAGGATTTTGATACTAATATTCCTGCGATTGACAAACTTGAAGAATTTGCTGCTTATCAATATGTTCTCACTATGGATTCTTCTTCCTCCGGTTATGCTATCGGAGAAACTATCACACAGACTTTTGCTGATTATGTAATAAGCGGAGAGGTTGTTCAATGGTCAGATTCAGACGATAAACTTTATCTGACACACGTTGGTTCTAATGATGGTGTCTTTAGGCAGTTCTCTACATCTCTACAAATTATCGGTCAAGAGTCGAATGCGGTTGCTACTCCTACATTAGTTGAAGAGTTGCAAAATATTCAGGGGAATTCTCCTGGCGGTGCATTCTCCACTGTTGATGATTGGGATATAACAGCAGCAGATTTTATAGATTGGTCAGAAAGTAATCCGTTTGGAGATCCTAACTAATGTTCGGAACACATTTTTACAACGAGAGAATAAGAAGGTCTGTTGCGATTTTCGGGTCACTTTTTGATAACATTTATATTATAAGAAAATCTGGATCACAAGTTATCGGTCAGATGAAAGTTCCATTATCATATGGTCCTTCTAGAAAATTTCTGGAAAGAATAAATGAAATGATAAACGGAGAAGAATCAGAGAGACAGGTAGCGATTAAATTGCCTAGAATGTCATTTGAAATGACGAATGTCGCATATGATGCTGCTAGGCAATTACCGAAAATGAATTATTTTACAAAATATCCTAGCGATAAAACTACTGCTGATAAATATTATGTGAGCGTCCCTTATATTATATCATTTCAATTGAATGTGTATGCAAAATCACAAGACGATGCTCTACAGGTGGTGGAACAGGTTCTTCCTTATTTTAGTCCACAGTATACTATAAGCGTCAAACCTTTCTCTGGAGTTGATATATCGGAAGACATTCCTATTATTTTAACATCAGTTGGTTTCAGTGATGATTATGAAGGTGCGATGGAAACAAGAAGAACCATAGTTTACACACTAGACTTTGATATGAAGATTTCTTTTTATGGACCAAAACCAACTTCTCAAGGTGTTATTAGAGAAGTTAACACAAATTATTTTAGTCGAAAATCTGGATTAAAAGATTCTGATGAATTCCTTGAGGCAATTGCAATTAGATTAAATCCATTCAACACGAGTAAGGACAGCGACTTTACTTACACTTTAGTGAGATATGATGATAGTGCACAATGATGAACGATAAAAATTACGAAGAAGATTATGAATATACTAGAGAAGCACTTTATGACCTTATAGAAAAGGGTCGCACTAGTATAGAAGAAATGATGGAAGTTGCTCGAAATTCTGAGCATCCTAGAGCATATGAAGTTCTTTCTAAACTAATCAAAGATGTTGGTGATGTTAGCGACAAGATCATGGAATTGAATAAACAACGAAAGGATCTTGAAAAAGACGATAACGTAAAACAACTCGGCAACACCACCAATAATGTTTTTATTGGCAGCACAACAGAATTACAAAGGTTTCTTCAACAGAACAGAGAAGTGGACGTAACCCCAGATGCCACAGAATGATGGACTTCATTATCTCGGCAACCCTAATGTTAAACGTGATGGAGTTGAAGAGCAATGGACTCAAGAAAAAGTTTTAGAATATGCAAGGTGTATGCAAGACCCTGCATATTTTGCCAGAACATATGTAAAAATTATTTCTCTTGATAAAGGATTAGTTTCATTCGATTTGTATCCTTATCAGGAGCAAATGTTTAAACAATTTAACGAGAACAGATTTAATGTTGTTCTTGCTTGTCGGCAATCTGGTAAATCAATTTCTTCTGTTGTGTATTTGTTGTGGTATGCTATATTCAATACAGAAAAAACTATCGCTATTCTTGCTAACAAAGGTTCTGTCGCAAGAGAGATGCTTGCTCGCGTCACTCTTGCTCTGGAAAATTTACCATTCTTTTTACAACCTGGATGTAGAGCACTTAATAAAGGTTCCATAGAATTTTCAAACAACAGTAGAATTATTGCTTCTGCTACTAGTGGTAGTTCGATACGAGGATATTCTGTCAACCTTCTATTTCTTGATGAGTTTGCTTTTATTGAAAAGGCAGCGGAGTTTTATACTTCCACATATCCTGTTGTTTCTTCTGGCGTTGACACTAAAGTTATTATCACTTCAACTGCGAATGGCATCGGAAACATGTATCATAAAATATGGGAAGGTGCTGTTCAGAAAACAAATGAATATCATCCGTTTAGAATTGACTGGTGGGATGTTCCTGGAAGAGATGAAGCATGGAAACAGCAAACAATTAACAACACTTCTCAACTTCAGTTTGATCAAGAATTTGGCAACACATTCGTCGGAACGGGTAACACTCTTGTTAATGCTGAAACTTTATTGTCCCTCAGAGCAACAAATCCAAAACGTGTGCTTGAGGATGGATCTTTTTTAATTTATGAAGAACCAGAAAAAGATCATAATTATATTATGACCGTTGACGTAGCGAAAGGAAGAGGACAGGACTATTCGACTTTTTCATTAATCGACATTAGCGTTCGCCCATTCAAACAGGTAGCTGTGTATCGCAATAACCTTATCTCTCCGATACTCTTCCCTACTATTATATATAAGTATGCGAATTTGTACAACAAGGCATATGTTATAATAGAGTCTAACGATCAGGGTTCTGTTGTTTGTAATGGATTGTATCATGACCTGGAATACGAAGAAATACATTTATCCTCTGCTATAAAATCTACCGGAATCGGAGTGGAAATAACCAGAAGAACAAAACGAATTGGTTGTTCTGCCTTTAAAGATTTGATCGAAGAGAAAAAGATAAATGTTGTAGACGAACAAACTATTTTAGAAATTTCTACCTTCGAGGCAAAAGGACAGTCTTGGGAAGCATCTGATGGTAATCATGATGACTTGGTTATGAATCTAGTTCTGTTTGGATACTATGTCACAACTTCACAATTTTTAGAAATGACAGATATTAATATAAAACAAATGATGTATGATCAAAGGATAGCAGAGATTGAAGCAGATGTTCCTCCGTTTGGATTTCATGATGACGGTATTGTTGAAGTTCCTGAAGTGAAACCAGAAGATCCATGGTCATTGTTAGACTATAAAGAGAAAGGCGTTAGATTAGAACTCACTGATTGGTGAAAATTTACTTATTATAAATATACTGTATTGAGATTTATACCGTATAATGTTTCTTATAATTAGTAAAAAGGGAAAGAATTATGGCACTCACAGCACCATCATTATCCCCAGCAATTGTCGTAAAAGAAATTGACATAACTGGCGTTGCGCCAAATGTCGACACTTCTACTACGGGTCTTGTTGGAAAATTTAGATGGGGTCCAGTAAATCAGATAACTGCTATTTCAAATGAAGGTGAATTGGCAGAGATGTTCGGGACTCCTGATACAACACATGCTGTTGACTATCACTCAGCAGCTTACTTCTTAAAATATTCTGGCAATGCTTTAGTCGTTCGCGCAGCTAGCGCAGACTCTTGCTTTAATGCAGTGACTCGAGGTACTGCACCTCATATTGCCAATAAAACAGCATTCGAGCAAAACACTTACAGCAGTAATGGTTATTGGATTGCTCGTTATCCAGGAACATTGGGCAATAGTCTCGCTGTCAAAATATTCCACCTCACCAGCGGCGAATCAGCCGGTCATGTCAATGCCGTTGCCGATTGGGCTGCTTGGGATTATGCAAATAAATTCGATCAAATTACTGGTACGAGTTATTGGGCAACAAATATTGCTCCTGGAACTAACACCAACGATGAAATGCATGTCGCTGTTGTAGACTCTGACGGACTTATATCTGGCACGAAGGGAACTGTATTGGAAACCTTTGCCGGACTTTCTGTTGCAGTTGGAGCAAGAACTACAGACAATGGAGATAACTATCTTCCCAATGTAATTAATGAAGCTTCTCAATATATTTATTTTGCGGATTGGGATTCTTCTGGCGGTGCATCTCCAGTAGCAGGTAGTAAGTGGGGAACTGCTCCTGCTGTCGGAACAACCACAGAATTTTCTACCGATGCTACATGGGGCGAGGCTACATCTTCTTTTGTTTTAGGTAGTGGAACAGATGGTCCTGCTCTAACTACAGGTCAAATCGCAACAGCATTCGATGAGTTCGAAGATCAAGAAACTGTTGATGTTTCTATTCTTGTTGTTCCTGGAATGGGAACCACTAGTGATCAGACAACTGTAACTAATGACGTAGAATCTATTTGTGCAGCGAGAAAAGATTGTATCGCAGTTTCTTCTCCCGCCAGAGATGACGTTGTTAATGTAGCTGCATCTTCTGTCGTTACCAATACTTTGGCAACCACAGATACTTTCACTTCTTCTAGTTATCTTGCTGTAGATAATAACTACCTCAAGGTCTATGATAAGTTTAACGATGCATACATTTATATTCCTGCTGCTTCTTCTGTTGCTGGTCTTATGGCAGCGACAGATGCTAACTTCGGTCCATGGTATTCACCTGCTGGCGAAGCAAGAGGAGCATTGCGTGGAGTTACTGCTCTCGCCCATAACCCAACGAAAGGAAATAGAGATTCCCTATATAAAAATGGCGTGAATCCTATTGTTCAATTCTCTGGAATGGGACCGATGCTTTATGGCGACAAGACTAAACTCAGTCGTCCTTCTGCGTTTGACCGCATAAATGTTCGTAGACTGTTCTTGGCAATCGAGAAATCAATTGCGCAAGCAGCTAGATTGTTTATGTTCGAATTTAATGACGAGTTTACTCGTTCTGAATTCGTTGGTATAATCGAACCTTTATTGAGAGAGATTCAAGCTCGCCGTGGTATTCAAGATTTTTATGTACAATGTGATGAAACAAATAATACTGCTGCGGTTATTGATCGTAACGAATTAATTGCTTCGATTTATGTTAAACCTGCTCGCTCTATTAACTTCATCACTCTTAACTTTGTTGCTGTTCGCAGCGGAGTTGATTTTGAAGAAGTTGTTGGTCGAGTCTAAGCCACTGATATAGGAGAATATAAAAATGGCTATTTTAAGAGTCGATGACTTTAAACAAAAGTTAAAGTTCGGTGGCGCGAGACCAAACCTATTCGAAGTTGATGTAACTTTCCCAGGTTATTCTGGTGGAAATACAGAAACAACGAATTTTATGTGTCGAGCTGCCCAACTACCTGGGTCAACTGTAGGTGTTATTCCTGTTCCATTCAGAGGTCGTCAAGTGAAGGTTGCTGGCGATAGAACCTTTGAACCTTGGACCATTACTTGTTTCAACGATCATGATTTCGTTGTGAGAAATGGTTTTGAGAAATGGATGGATGGAATTAATCAACATCAAGCAGGTACTGGTTTCATAAATCCGCTAATCTATGCTACGCAGATGAAGGTTTACCAGTTAAATCGGATTGGAGCAAGAATCAAAGAGTATACTTTGGTGGGATGTTTTCCTTCTCTGGTTGCTCCTATCGAGCTTTCCTACGATGCTAATGACCAAATAGAAGAATTTCAAGTAACAATTGAATTCGACTACTGGACTAGCAATACTACATCATAAATAATGTGACATATTGGAGTGGGGCATTTGCCCCACTCTAATTTAAACGGAAAATCTAATGGCAGAAAACACTTACAAAATATTCGGGTTTGAAATAAAAAGATCTTCTAAGTCTCCTAAACCAGACTTAAAATCTATTGTTCCTCCCACAGACGAAGATGGTGCAGGTTATGTAACTGCTCCATCGCATCATTATGGCACTTATGTTGATTTGGACGGTGGAGCAGATGCTAAAGATAATCGTCAATTAATCGCCAAATATAGAAACCTCGCTATGCAATCTGAGGTGGATATGGCGATTGAAGAAATAGTCAACGAGGCAATCATTACTGGCGATAATAAATCTCCTGTCTCTCTCGACGTAGATGAAGTTGAAACGACTGAATCTATAAAGAAAAAAATGGGAGAAGAATTTCAGAATATTTGCAACATGCTTAACTTTAATAACTATGCTCATGATATGTTTAGATCATGGTATATTGATGGAAGAATATATCACCATCTAGTCTTGGATGAAAACAATCCAAAGATGGGTATTAAAGAAATAAGATCTTTAGACGCTGTCAAGGTTCGTAAGGTTAAGAATGTTAAGTACAAAACAGATGCTAAGACTGGTGCAAAAATAGTTGATAAGGTAGACGAATTCTACATATATCAAGAAAAACCAGGTCTTCAAGCACACGGAGTTCGTTTGTCTAACGACTCTATTAGTTATGTTACCTCTGGTTTGCTAGATGAAAATAAAAAAAGAGTTGTCTCTTATCTACACAAAGCAATAAAACCAATTAATCAATTACGCATGATGGAAGATTCTTTAGTAATCTACCGTCTGTCTCGTGCTCCAGAAAGACGTATATTCTATGTTGATGTTGGTAATCTTCCGCGTGGTAAAGCAGAAGAATACATGAAAAACATCATGGCACGTTATCGTAACAAACTTGTTTATGATGCTAACACCGGAGAAATAAAAGACGACCGAAAGCATATGTCTATGCTTGAAGATTTTTGGTTGCCTAGAAAAGAAGGTGGTCGGGGCACAGAAATTTCTACTCTTCCTGGCGGACAAAACCTCGGAGAGATTGATGATATAATTTATTTTCAGAAAAAAGTTTATCGTGCACTTAATGTTCCTGTTAATCGTTTGGAGCAAGAAGCACAGTTCTCTTTGGGTAGAGCGACAGAAATCAGCAGAGATGAAGTTAAGTTTCAGAAATTTATTGATAGACTTCGAACCAAATTCTCTAAACTATTCACTGAAATTCTGAAAAAGCAGTTAATCCTAAAAGGAATTATAACAGAAGATGATTGGGATAGTTTTAAACATGATGTTTTTATTGATTTTAAACTCGACAATCATTTCACTGAATTAAAACAAATTGAAATAACAAGAGAAAGACTCACCACATTAGATCAGATGAGTCAGTATGTCGGTGAGTATGTTTCTAAAGATTGGGTTATGAAAAATATTCTAATGTTCAGCGACGAACAAATAAAAGATCTCAAGAAAGAAATTGCTAAAGAGAAAGAATCCGGAGAAATAGCAGATTTCTCTGCTTCTCAACAGCAGCAACCTTTTTACCAAAACCAACTTGAACCAGATCAGCAACAAGATGAAAATGAACCTCAATAGGAGATTATAATGTCTGAAGAAACTGAAGTAGAAAATGAAGTAGAAACTGAATTATCGGTGAACGATCTAGTAAATAATATCATTAATAGAGACTATGCTGCTGCTAGTAATAATTTTGACGATTTAATCGCTCAAAGAATTGATGATAATTTATCTCAACAAAAAATTAACATGGCATCTCAAATCTTTTCAGATGAAGAAGATACTTCTGTAGACGACATTTCTGACGAGGAACTCGAATCAGAGATTGAAAGCGAAATTGAAGACGAAATAGAAGATGCTTTGAGTGATGAAGAGGAAAATATTTCCTCTGAAGAAGAATATTAAACTTTCATTTTGTATAAATAATATACATGATAAAGTTTAAAGATATAAGAAGGATTGGGAAGGCAGGTGAAGTTGTCTTTGATAAAAGGATCAACAGAATTCCTGTTAAAATAATTAAGATCGATGATACTTATGCAGCATATGTTGATGGCGATTATCTCGATCATTATAAAAGTCTTTCCCAAGCGAAAACTTCTATAAACACTACAATAAAGGAACTTTCATAAATGAAACTTATCGTAGAAGCAATAGAGCAAGATTTAGAGGTTATAACTGAAGCAAAAGCAGATGGCAGTAAGAAATATGCCATCGAAGGTATTTTTGCTCAGTCTGAATCTAAGAATCGTAATGGCAGAATCTATGAAAGAAATGTTATGGAAGGTGCAGTAAACAAATACATCGAAGAACAGGTAAATGAAAAACGTGCTGTTGGTGAGTTAAATCACCCAGACGGTCCAACTGTTAATCTCGATAAAGTTTCTCATCTCATCACTTCACTTCAATGGGAAGGAAATGATGTGATAGGAAAGGCATCTATTCTCGACACTCCTATGGGTAATATCGTTAAAGGACTACTTGAAGGTGGAGTTCGACTAGGTGTTTCAACTCGTGGTATGGGTAGCCTTGAGCAACGTGACGGTGCAATGTATGTCAAAAATGACTATATTCTCAATACGATCGATATCGTACAAGATCCCTCCGCTCCATCAGCTTTTGTTAATGGTATAATGGAAGGAGTAGAATGGGTCTGGAATAACGGCATTGTCAAGCCTCAGGTAATTGAAAAAATGGAGACTGAAATTAAACGCGCACCTAGCAAGAGACTCTATGAGACTCAGGTTAGGGAGTTCAAGAATTTCCTCTCGTCTTTGAAAAACGAAAAATATTAAGGAGTCCTAATATGGATGATAATCAAGTAGAACTCCACGATGACGAGGCAGAAATCGTGGACGAAGCGAAAGTAGATCCTGATGCTGGCACTGAAGAACAATCAGTTGCCTCTGTCAAAAAGGCAGAAAGTGCAGGAACTGCTAAAAAGCGAAGAGGAGATAAGAGCAATAGTGAACCTCGGGGTAAAGTCGTTGCTGGCGACCCCGAAAAGCATTCTGAAAGCACTGAATATGATTTCAGTGACGATCTAAATGCTCTCGTTGATGGAGAAGCAACTTTGTCTGAAGAATTTAAGGCAAAAACCGCTGTTATCTTTGAAACCGCAATCAAATCCAAAGTTTCTTCTGAGGTCGAAAGACTTGAAGAAGAATATAATACTAGACTTGACGAAGAATTGGAGTCAATTCACCAAGAACTCGTTGATAAAGTAGATGGCTACCTCAACTATGTGGTGGAACAATGGATGGAAGCAAATCAAGTTGCAATTCAACAGGGTTTGCGTACTGAGATCGCTGAAGAATTCATGGGCAAATTGAAAGATCTGTTCACTGAGTCTTACATCGAAGTTCCGGAATCCAAAGTCGACCTGGTTGATGATTTGGCAGAGCAAGTTGCTGAACTTGAGGATAAACTCAATACTGTAACTGCTGATGCAATCGAAATGGCTGAAGAACTGAAAAACTACGTGAGAGAAGAAATAGTTCGCGAGCATTCTAGCGACCTTGCTGATACTCAAGTTGAGAAACTTCAGTCGCTTGTAAAAGATCTTGAATTTGTAGACGAAGAAAGTTTTTCTAGCAAAGTAAAAACTGTTAAAGAATCATATTTCAAGAAGCAAAACACTAGTAATGAAATTGTAGAAGAGTCAGAAGATAATGACGAAGTTATTGAAACTTCTTCCGTTATGGAAAATTATCTCGCTGCCATTCGCAAACAAAACCATAGCAAGTAATTTTAGGAGTTAAGATACATGGAAATTTCATACGATAAACTGGTCGAAAAATGGGCACCAGTATTGAACGAAGAATCAAGCGGTACGATTTCAGATCGTCACCGTCGTAACGTAACTGCTGCAGTTCTTGAAAACCAAGAACGTGCTCTTCGCGAGCAGCGTTCTGAAGGTTTGATGGAAGTTGCCGCACCTGCTGCTAACAACACCACCGTTGCTGCTAACTGGGATCCCGTATTGATCTCCCTCGTTCGCCGCGCAATGCCTAATCTGATGGCATATGACGTTTGTGGTGTTCAACCAATGACTGGTCCTACTGGTCTTATTTTCGCCATGAAGTCTAGATACAAAACTACTTTTGGCGGTGCCACTACTGGCGACGAAGCACTATTCAACGAAGCACGTACTGCTTTCTCTGGTGACTCAACTGGCGCAGCTGGTGCTGATTCTAGCACTGGTCCTTCTGGTTTGAGCGGCATTAATGATGGAGACGCTGACTCCACCATCGCAGATAGTGCAGGAACTGATATTACTGGTCGCGGTATGCCTACTACCCAAGCTGAAGGACTTGGAACTGGCGGCCAAGATTTTGCTGAAATGGGTTTCACCATTGAGAAAGCAACCGTGACTGCAAAGTCTCGTGCGCTGAAAGCAGAATACACCATCGAATTGGCGCAAGACCTGCGTGCGATTCATGGTCTTGATGCTGAATCTGAGTTGGCAAATATTCTGTCAACTGAAATCTTGGCAGAAATCAACAGAGAAGTTATTCGTACTATCAACGCTCAAGCAAAAGTTGGTTGTCTCCAAACCAACATCACAACTCAAGGTATTTTTAACCTCGCTAGTGATGCCGATGGTCGTTGGTCAGTTGAGAAGTTCAAGGGTCTTATGGTTCAACTCGATCGCGAAGCAAATGTAGTTGCAAAAGAAACTCGACGCGGTAAAGGTAATGTGATCATCTGTTCTTCAGATGTCGCTACTGCTCTTGCTGCTGGCGGTGCTCTTGACTACACTCCTGCTATTAGCGCAAACTTGAATGTTGACGATACAGGTAACACTTTTGCTGGTGTTCTTAATGGTCGTATTCGAGTTTACATCGATCCTTATGCTGTTGCCGATTATGTAACTGTCGGTTATAAGGGTACTAATCCTTATGACGCTGGTGTGTTCTACTGCCCATACGTTCCTCTGCAAATGGTACGTGCGGTTGGCGAGAATGACTTCCAGCCTCGTATCGGGTTTAAGACTCGTTATGGTATGGCAAGTAATCCTTTTGTTGGAAATAGTCCTGCTGACGGACTTGCTACTGCTAAGACTAATCAATACTACAGGATTTTCCGTGTTGATAACATTCTTAACGCAGCATAAACGAAAAGCAAAAAGACCCTTTGAAATAGA